ATGACCAAGTTCTCCTAGTGCACGATCTTTAGAAATATAAGATTCGTTATATCTGTGAACTTCTTTTTCAAGAATATTCACGGGGTATACACGTCCATTTCTATTTTTGATGTCAGATTGTAAGAAAATTCCTTCGATGAAGTGGTTCTTTTTAGATCCTTCTTCCTCTACAATGAATTGTACTGCTTCAATCTGTTCCCTGATCAGTTTCATCTTCGGTTTGTTCGGGTTCGTTTTCTAAATGGTTAAACATATTAGCACCAACCTTTTCTTTTTCAAGAGTAAGAATTTGTGCTGCCTTGTTCATAATCATATCTTTTACAGCGTCAGAAGCATCAGCAAGTTGATCCTTCATAACCATATCAACGATTTTAGTGGGTTCCATTATTTAACCTCGTTATTATTTAGTGTTTACGTTTCCTGACGCTTGAGACGCAGGAGGATTTTTCAAGTTTTTCAAATTAACTTTTTGAGTTTCCATATCAATTTCTGCGGTTTCTTTCTCTTGAGCAACCGCATCAAGTGGATCAAGAACTTGACCTGCCTTGATTTCATTATTTATCTGGTCTTGCATTTCAACAATTTCTTGCTCAGTAAAATGCAATAGTTGACGCATAACATAATCTTGAGAGAAGTACTTACCAACATAGAGATCTACTTTGTCTAGAACTTCCATCTTCTTCTCCAACATCTCAAGATCTGCAAGTTCAGCAAACTGATTATCATAGAGATAATCATACTGAATATGCTCTTTCATATCTTCCCAATCTTCAGGTGCAATAACACCTTTGAGGATTAATTGTGTTTTAAGAAGATCATGCAATAGGTCAGAAAATTTCTTACGAAGACGACCTACAAATTTTGTAAATTTAATTTCGTCTCTATTGATTTCTTCTGACTTACCTAGATCAAATGACTTATCACTTTCTAATCTAGAAGGCGGAACGTTGAGTGCCTTATAGAGTTGAGTTTGGAAATATTTGATATCTGTTAATTCACCAAGATTTTGCCCACCAGGAAGTGTAGTAATTTCTGTACCACGTCCTCCTTCACGACGAGGTAACCAGAAATCCTCAAGCAAACTCATGTGTTTTTTATCGTCACGTATTTCTCCAGTGTTAGAGTCATACACCATTTTATTTCTATACCGTGACATTACATCACGTAAGTATTGTTCCGCTTTTATCTTAGGAAGATTACCAACATCAATGTAAAAAATTCTACGTTCAGGTGCTCTTGATAATCTATAGATAACAATACTATCTTCAAGCATTCTAAGTTGATTTAGATACTTGATTGCTTTATGAATATAACTCAGGGTCATATTTCTACCCTGATCTACAATACCTGATGGGACATATGTAATTGCATCTTTTGCAATTTTAATTCCCTGATTAGTATTGTTTACACCTTTTGCATTATAAACAAAAAATTCTGTGGTTTTACCGTAATCGTATTTGTTAAATTGATCTGCATCTACCGCTGGTTTCTCTACCAAACGTACCTTTTTAATTTTAAGAGGATCAATATAACGAAGTTCTAGTAAACCTTTTGAAGGATCTTCTAAATCAATAACTTTATGATAAAATAATCTACCATCGACGTACCAACGTCTAAAGATTTGATGTGCAGATTTATCAAAATCAAGGAGACGTTTGACATGATCAAACTCTTCTCTCATTCTATTTTTAATTGATTCAGATACCTCTAGATTAGATAGTTCCAATTCTACAGGACTATCATCTTTGTCAGTAACAATTGCCTCATTTGTTACATCTTCAATAGCACTATCAACCTCAGGTTGTAATGCCATATCTCTATAACGACGAATGAGATTAATCTCGTCACGTTTTTTTGTGTCATCAAGATCTACATAATGACCAAACCATCCACCATAGGGAGTAATGGTAGATGATGCGTCATTGTCAGTAGGAGGAACAGGGGAGGTTGCTGCCTTCGCTTTCTTTTTAAGATCTTCACCTTGTATTGAAAATCCAAATAGTTGTGCCATTCAATAATAAATGAAATTAACCGTTGTTATTATTTAGACGAGTTAAAATTGAGTCGTAAGATCACCAGATCCAACAGAGAAGTTACCAGCACCAACATCCATGTATTGATATTGGAATTCAACATCAAATTCTTCAATCTGATCGTTGCTGTCATATGCAAGATTAATTGCACTAACGTTAGTTGGCCAAGCACCAATAAGATGATACTCTCTTAAAATTTCATCTTTTGTATCTTTTGCTTTTTGCTGAACAACTAAATCAGAAAAATATGATCCAACTCCTCCGATTGCACCAAAATCAAGAGTACCAACATTCTCATCAGTTTTGTTTGCAGCATTAATCCACAATTCAAATGCTCTTCTAAGATTAAAATCTTTAGTATTATAGAACGTTGCAGTCCATGCTTCAAAGGTTCTGTCTCCAGGAATTTTAAGGAAACGACCTCTAAAAGGAACTTCAATAAGTCCTTGTGTGCTTGCAGGAAGTGCAGCAGATCTACAAAGAAATGATGAAAGACCTTCTAAACTAGTGCTTCCTGATCCTAACCCTTCAGTGTTTCCAATAATGTTAGGAAAGTTAATCTGAACATTAAACAGGTTAGGGCGTACCCCACCTCTTAATGAATTCTTAAAATCGTTAATGTTACGTGTTGCCATTGGTTTCTAATCTCCCGTGTTAATAATAGTAAACGATCATCTAGCGATAACTTCAGAGAAGTCAATGCCAGTTCTTGTTGCAGTGAACGTTAACGTAATAAAGTTAATCGAACGTGCAGGTTGAATATAAATTTCAGCGAGAAACTCATTCGCATCAATAACAGTAGGAGTGTTATTGGTCTCATCACATACCACTAAGAAATCAGTAATACCCCTTCTGGATTGTACGTCGCGAAGGAATGGTTCGACGATTGCTCTAAATACACCTCTGGTTACTTCATCGTTAATTTCAAATAGTTGTGCCTTTGCTGCTTCCTCAATTGCTCTTTCAACAGTAAGGAATAGTTTACGGACGTTAATTCTATCAAATGCAGATGGAGTTGAAAGTGCGGTTTTATCTCCAAAGAGAACTGCACCCTGTCCAGGGAATGATACGATAGGATTAATTCTATGTGAATACAATTCATCTCTATCGCTCTTGCTTGGGTTCCATGCAAGTTTTGCTAAGTTACGGATACCACCTCTAGAGAATCCAGCAGGTGAGAACCATGGTTCGTTTCTAATTGCAGTATCTGCTACTAAACCAGCAATGTCAGTATTGCAAGGAATGTACTTATATACATCGTTCCAACGATCATATACGTACTTATAGTTTCCGTCAAGAACAAGGTAAGAATTACTAGAAACATCAGAGAAGAATGATTTTAAGTTTTTAGTAATGTCTGAGTTTGATGCAACGTTTCCATCTCCAGCAATAATATTTGCTTTGTGTGCAGAACCGAATGCTATACAATCTTTTCTTTCTATAGCAATAGATGCAATGTTGTTAAGTTTTGATTTAGTATCTGATTCACTTAAACCACATGGACCCATAAGAATGTAATCAATAGTGATATTTTCTGTATCTCTAAACAAATTGTATGCAGCATTTAAATCACCAACACTTACAATATACTCATTAGCACCAGTGCTATAGTTTACACCATTTGCTAAAGAATAATCAGTAGAACCTTTGGGTTTAAATCCTAGAGAAGAAGTTTTTGTTTGATATTCATATATGCTATCTCCTACATATACAAATTTAGATGCAGCAGAAACTATTTTCTTATAGAAATTAGCACCACCTTGTGCTCCTTTTCCGTCAGTTGCTTTAGAAAGATAAGTAAACTGTTCAATAACACTATCTTTAGATCCACTTACAGTACCATCAACGTCAACAACAGCAACGTGAATTGCATCCCAAACTCTTCCACTACCATAAAATTCTGCAGCGTCTGCAGTTGCTTTTGGTCTTGCAGCAACAGATGACCATTTTAAATTAGAACCTGCATAAAGAGGTGCATTATCGTACCATGTTTGTCCATTATCAACTGACTCAACTACGCTAGTTCCTGAAGTTCCAATAGTTACAGAATCTGCTGCAGCAAACATTTGTCCCATAGAAGGGTTGTTTACATAAGTATCGCTGTTAGCAGTGTCTAAAATAACTACATGAACAACAACTTGACCAGTTGAGTTTTCAGTAATATCAATAATCTCACCTTTCTTAGAACCAACAGTAACAAATTCTCCAACACTAATGTTTGCAGTTGTTGCAGGAGAACCAGATGTAAGAGTAATTGATTGCTGAGGACCGTAATCAACAGTACAAACTTTTAATCCATTTGCCCAACTACCTGCAGTTTTACCTGCATAAATCCAACCGCTAGTGTTACCTGCATAAGAAGCATCGTAAACTTCACTATTAGCAATCTTAATTGGATCAGCAGAAATAGTTGCAACAGCAGTTGCAGTTACACCAGGAGCAGGAATAACAACACTTAATCCAGAAAAATTACTATAATTACCATACTGAGAAACTGTAATACCAGTGATAATACCAGCACCACTAATAACTAGAGTTCCTGAAAATGCAGTTCCTGCAGTTCCACCAGAGACGTTTACGTTATAAGTTGCAGTAGGATCATAGTTAGTTCCACCAGATGTAATAGAAACCGCTAAACCAGTAGGATCAGCAATAGTAATTGTTGGTGCTGTTGCATATCCAGTACCACCAGTAACTGTGATACTTTGAATTTCTCCATCTACAATTACTGGAGTTGCAGTAACAGTTGCAGGGTCTCCACTACCACCACTAATTGTAACTGTAGGACTAGAAGAATAACCAGATCCACCATCAGTAATAGTAAGTGATCCAGTTAATCCACCACTACCATCAAGGTTTGAACTATCTGCAGTTGCAGTTGCAGTTGTACCTTGAACAGCATTTCCAATACCAGTTGCACCTACAGGATCGACTGTTACTCCAGGAGCACTTTGATATCCATTACCTGCTTGAGTAACAACAATGTTAGTTACTTTACCATTAGCATCAATAGTAGCAGTACCCTGTGCAGTAGTTCCACCAGCAGGAGGAGCATCAAAAGTTACGCCAGGAGCAGTTGTGTACTTACCGTTTGTTGAAGCGTTACTAACGGTAACAGCACTTACTGCATTTCCAACTCTAGCAACAGAATTCTTAAGGTCATCATCATCTGATCTAATTACTGAAAGTGTTCC